GACTTTCTAGGCTGATATATAAACAAATAAGTGTATAGCCATGGTTGTTAATAACACTGTCAATGCGGCAGGTGACACAATTCTAATTAAATTAGTAGAACCCTATAAAAGGTTAAGAAACATAATTTCTTATACTGATGAAACGACAGGTGAAGACACTAATAACTATTTTGCCAAATGGTTTCGCTGGTCTACAGATAATCAAGTATTTTCAGATTTCATTCCATTAGATGATATTAACTTATCTAATTTAGTATTAGATTCAGCTAATGATTTCTGGATTGAATATAAATACGAAGCAGAAGAGATTGATACAGGTCATGTAATGGAATTTATTAGTATTGCATTAGAAGTAGTTACTGAAAGTGGTAGATTACAAAATGTAGTGCAAGTACAAACATCAGCATGTGACCCTAGTTCACCTGGCTGTATAGGTAATTTAATAATTGAAGATTGCTGCGGTGATGATAATACATTTAAGCCATATGCATGGTTAAATGGTGCAAATTGTTTATACGATCAACTTTCAGATGTTACAACTAAGATATTTGGCCACTGTGTTAGATATTATAGAGTAGAACCTGATAAAGCTAGCGATGACGTTATACTTAGAGAATATTCTATATTTAATAGAAATAAAGTAAGAGACGTTCAGGTACTAGTTCCTGACAATGAATTTCCAGCTAATGATTTTCAATTCGATCCTTATGATGGTATGGGATTTGAAGGATTTGAAATTCATGTTACACGTAGAGAATTTGAAAAAGCCTTTGGTGCAAAATCTAGACCAAGAGAAAGAGACTCAATATATTTCCCAATTAATCAAAGGATGTATACAGTTAACTCTGTTGCATTAGCCGATGAGATAAATGCAATGCATACTTACTATAAAGTAAAACTAAGAAAATTCGAAGACAGCCAGAGTACTATTGATACTCCTGAAATAGAAAATGAACTTAATGATTTAGTTGTAGGAATGGGAGAGATGTTTGAAGAAAAGACTAAAGAGGAAGTTTTAAAAGTAACTAAGCCATTAGAATATAAAACAATCGGACAGGGTGATAGTGACTATGTAAGAAGTGAAATTAATACAAGTATTGTAATCACTGATGAGAATATAAATAATAACTGGACTATAGTGAGTAAGAATTTTTATGATTTATCTAAAATGAAGGCTAATACAGTAGCTGTTAAATATAGAACAAGAGCCGTAATGACCGAAGCCGAAGATAGAGCATTTACGTTTTGGTTTAGGCCTAAATTCAAAGCTGAAAAGCCTAGAAATAATGTAAATGCATTTTCTGATGATATTGGTAATCTTAATATAACTACAGCGTCAGTACATGGTTTATCAGTTGGTGATTTTATTGAAGTTACTGGTAATACAGACTATGAAAATAATATACATAGAGTTATAACTATAACTAATCCTAATCAATTTACAATAGATGCTGCATATATTGCATCTAGTATTGTTACACCGTTTGTAACAAAGATTAGATTAAAAGAAAGAGCAACATTAATATATGGTTATAATTTAACTAGTCCAACTAATAATGGTTTATCAATAGATTTATACCAAGGATATTCAATAGTTACAATTAATTCTACTAGATATTCGTTCCCTACTGGTGTACAAACATTTGATGAAGATACTTGGCACGCAGTAGTAATTAACCTCTCAAATAAATTTAAACAACTCAGCTCACATATGTATAAGCTAAGTAAGGCCCAGACATATACTGTACCACAGAACGAAGACTCTTCAATGACTAGTATTAGTTATAGTGCAATAACATTGCCAAATACTATATCATTTGATTCTGGAGATATGTGGTCTTTATTAGGTTCAAGCCTTGATTTGACGAACATACGTATATTTAAAACTCCTATTGAGGAAGAAGCTCATAACTCAGTTCTTAATCAATATGTTGTAAGAGATACTCAGCTTATCCTACTTATCGATAATGCAGTACCTAGACTTAAACTTGCTAAATTCGAGAATCCTAGATAAGATATATAGTATAATAATATAAATATGGCATTTAATAAAAAGGATAAAGGCAATAAAGTAAGGGCCCAATTGGATGATACACTGAGTGATTTGTTAGGTGATGACAATTTATTAGATGATATAACCGATAGTGGTAATTTACCAAGAGTACACGCTCCTGAACAACATGATTATGTTAAATTAAAAGGAGACGCATCCGAAAGAGCTAAGAAGACTATAACATCTTTAATGAAATTCTATCTTACTGAAGATATTATTGATAAGGATGAGTATATTCAAGCCAAGAAGAAGATTGATGAAATGACTTTAAGTAGTTTGATTTTTCAATTAGAAGCTGGTGAAAGAGCTTTAGTAACTTTAATGAGAACAATCGATAGTGGTGAATTATCACCCAGAATGTTTGAGGTATTAGCTACTCTACAGAAGTCAATGCTAGATATTATAAAGAGTCAAACGATGTATTTAATGGCAGCTGAAGAAGGTGCTAAGAAATTATCAAGAGACGTAGAAGTTTATAAAGGATTAAAAAGAAGTAACGTAGCTATTAATGCAGAAAGCAGTAATGTCAATATGGGTACTAAAGCATTAATGCAAAGTATACAAGAAGAAATTCAATCAGAAACGCCTGCAGTAATTGAAATACCCAAAGAATCTATTAAATTAGATGAAATGTCTGATGTTACTTCCGTAGAGACAATTGGTGAAGATACAAATATCATTTATCAAGAAGATGCTGAAGAGGCTGAAGAAGTAATAGAGACAGGATCAGTTCCTAATTATATTATGAATCCAGAAGACGAAGAAGACGAAGAGTTAAATAATTCAAATTCACAAGAAGACGATGATGCTTAAAGGATATAAAGAATTCCAAATACTAAAAGAAAGTATAGACACCTTAAAGATTAGTTTACCAAAGGCAGTATACACTTTAAATAAAGCTTTCAAAAAAGAAGGCGAGCAACTATATGTTGTTGGGGGTGCGGTTAGAGATGCAATATTAGGAATGAAACCTAAAGATGTTGATTTAGCTACAAGCGCTAGACCTGATAAGATTCAATCTATATTAAATAATGCTGACATCAAGAACTTTCCTAAAGGAGAAGCATTTGGTGTTATATCGGCTATTATAGATGAAGAGGAATATGAAATAGCAACATTCAGAGAAGACATTGGTAAAGGTCGTAGACCTGATGCAGTTAACTTTAGTACTATTGATAAAGATGTATTAAGAAGAGATTTAACTATTAATGCTTTATTCTATGATATAGATAAACAGATTGTAGTTGATTTAGTAGGTGGTGTAAAAGACTTATTAGATAAACTTATAAGAACTGTAGGTAATCCATTAGATAGATTTGGTGAAGACCCATTAAGAAAATTAAGAGCACTTAGATTTGCTTCTAGGCTTGGGGCTAGATTAGACCCTGAAGTACACGCTGCTTTATCTAAAGATGAGTTTAAAGATTATAAACATGGTGAAAGACTAGGTGATGTTTCTAAAGAAAGAATTAGAGATGAGTTTTTAAAGTCTATTGAAAAGGCTAAGGTACCATCTGCATACCTACAATGGTTATCTGATTATGATTACTGGATATTTATATTTCCAGCTCCACATGGATATGCTAATAATGATGATTCATTTATTAATAAGAAGTGGATTAATACTAACAGTGTAATAGTACAGCTAGCAACACTACTTAAAAATGTAGATATAAAAGCTAACCCTAAATATGCAAAGCAGCTAGCAACACAATACGCTTATACAACGGAAGATATTAGACAACTAGAAACATTACATTCCTTAATGTCATTTGATATAGACAATTTAAAGAATGTAAAAGGTGATATTGAAGTATCTAAATTAAAACTAGATGATGCAATTGAATTTGCAAAAGAAAACGCTATAGATAGAAATTTAATATATGCATTATATGATTTCAAACTTAGCGTGAAAGGAAACGATCCAAGATGTGAAGGATTGTCGGGTAAGCCCCTAGGTGACAAGATAAAAGAACTTGAAGCTGAAGCCTTTAAAAAAATTTATAAATAATGAATGATTTCCTTTTTGGACATGTTGAAGAAGAAGCAGTAGAAGATAGAATAGTATGGTCAACAGAAAAGATTGAACAGCTGACGCATGCGCTAGCTGAAGGTACAAAGATTAAAGTTACACTTCCATTTTATGAAGGTAACATGAAATTTAGAAGAGCTAATGTTGTATTTGATTATACAGACCATGAGCTAGGTGAAATAAGAAAGTGTGCTAAAGACATTGTATACTTTGCTGAGAACTATGCCTGTGTAATGACAGATAATGGTATACAGAGAATTAAATTACGTGATTATCAAATAGACATGTTGAGGCAATTTGCTTCAAACAGATTTAATATAACACTTGCTAGTCGCCAGATTGGTAAAACAATATGTAC